GCTTCATGCGTTCATTGTTCTTTTTATTCAGAATGTCATCTTTACCGCTTACTGCTAGTTCTTGTGGCTTAGGCTTATTACGAGCTTTCTCGTTTTTCTCTAGCGTGGACTCTTTATGCGCTCTTAGCAGGTTATCGCCAGCTTTAAAGTTTCTGTTCATGTGTTCCATTACATATCCTTCATTTTTTCAGTAATGACTTCTTTTCTTGTCTTAGCTGACTCTTTAAAGTCTTTAGCACTTGGAGCGCCTTTTGACCCAGCTTTACGCATCTTTTCGCCTGAACCTTCAGCAATTCTTTTACGCTTTGCATGGATGTTGGCGTATAAACCGTTCATTCTGCGTCTCTTTTACCAAGGAAACGACCATAAGCTTCTTCCAAAGCCATTTTGCGTTTGCCTTTAGCGTTATCTCGTTCTACATTCAAAGCAATAGCTGTAGCTTGTTTGCCTTTGTAGCCCTCAGATTTGAGCTTTTTGATGTTCTTGCCAACGGATTCTTTTGAACCTGATTTGTCTAACGGCATAGGATTCTCCAAGTTTCTGATAGTATAAAGCGAATTCTAAAGGAAAACATGGACTTTAACGAGATTTTTAAAGAGCTTTTTAGTCTTACTAAAGATGGCTCAGTTCCTAATACATCCCCCTTAGCTGAGAAGCTGCGTAACTTACCAGCGTTTGCCATCAATACCAAGTTGTTTGGTCATGAGTTAGCTGAGAAATACTACGGCTACAAGCGATTGCCTGAGAAGCACGATGCGTTTACTCAAGGATGGAAAGCTAGTGTCTATGATGACTTTTTGCAGGAATGGTTTATATCTACCTGTGAAGAATTAAAGATTGCCCCTGTTTTGCATCGTAAGGTTTGGGAAGAAACCTATGTAGTCAATACACTACGGTCCAAGCTCAAGGCTGGCATGAAGGGCATAGTCTTTGGAGTTGGTGAAGAACGCCTACCGTCTTTGTTTGCATCTTATGGCTGTGAAATTGTGGCTACTGACCTTAACCCTAATGAAGAAGCTTCTCAAGGATGGGCAGCTACGGCTCAATTAGGTTCTTTAGATAAAATTTATAAGCCTGACCTGATTGACAGGGAATCTTTTGACCGTCTTGTGACCTTTGAATACGCTGATATGAACAATATTAGTGAACACTTACATGGTCAGTTTGATTTCTGTTGGACTCTATGTGCGTTTGAACACTTAGGCTCTATTGAAAAGGGTCTGCAGTTTATTGAAAATACTGGCAAATTGCTTAAATCAGGTGGCATTTCTGTTCATACTACTGAGTTTAACTACAGTAAAGCAGAAGAAACTATTGATAACTGGGGAACTGTTCTATTCCGTAAGAAAGACTTTGAGTCTTTGTATGCTCGGCTATCTGATTACCAATTACCGCCAATAGACTTTAATGTAGGAAAAAACCCTATAGATTCATTTATTGATATGCCGCCTTATGCTTGGCATGAAGGGCATAACGAGAAACTAAACCATTGTCACCTAAAGCTAATGGTAGACGGCTTCCCATCTACCTGCTTTGGAGTGTCATTTCAAAAAGCGTAGTTTGTAAGTAGTGGAATCTACTAAGTCAGCAATAGCATCCATCAAATTGCATAGCTGTTCATCTTGTGGAAGGTCTTTACGAGCTTCTTTGATGAACTTTTGTAGGCTTTGTAGGTAAGCTACTGGCTCTTTTGGCTGATGGTAAACACTAGGAAACTTGGTGATTTTGTCGTAAGCGCCCATGTAAGCTTCAACATAAGCGTCTACTAGGTCAACAATACCATCATAGTAGTTGCCTAAAGCTTTGTGTTTAGCATAAGAGTCGGTTGACCAATGAAAGAAATGAGTATTGGTGGCGCTATGCAACATAGTTGCTGCGAACATTGCGACATTATCGTTCATGGTTTTTCCTTAAAAAGATGCCCCATTTAAGGGGCAAAAGCCTCACGCCTCTTTATTATCTTCCAATATATCAAGATACACAAGGACTCCACCGCCTTTTTTTATCTCGCCTCGCTCTATATGCAAAACATCAATTTGCTCGTCATCATCAATGACTCCAGCATCCGTTAAAGCATCCCATAAAGCCTTGATTCGGTTGTCTATGTCTTGTTTTCTTCTGTCTCTAGGGTAGATTATTACTTTCATTTCTAACCTAGCGTTGCCAAGCTTAGGCACTCGGTACTCAGCTACATAGTCGGATACCTGTTCTTTAAATAACCTACCTGCCTTAGATATGCCCATTCTGCCCCTAAATATGGTTCTGTAGGAGTTTACGGATGGTGGCAAAGGAAGGTTAAGAACTAGCATTTAATAGATTTTCGGTTATTTCTAGCAACCGTTCCTCAGTCGTGTTGTGAGTGCGTTCCCAAGCTCTACGCCCAAGTTGGTGAATACCAAGATGGAATCTATGGTGAATGGGGCAGAGTCCGATGGTTGGGGCTGACTTTCTAGGTCCTGTTCGTCTGATGTGGTGAATTTCACAGGGCGTACCTTCTTGCCCGTTGGTGTAACAAAGTATGCACCCGATGTCTGCAATTTTTCTAAATCGTTCTTTTTCATCTTTAGTCATGTTTGTGTAGGCTAGATTGCGGAATCCAGTATTGTGGGTCACGCCCTATTTTTCTTGAGTATAGCCATTCAGGGTGCTGCTTGGCTTCTTCTGCAGTAAACCATCCCCTAACATGATAAATCCCACAAGCTCCAGTTAGCAGATAAAAGCGTTTGCCTTCAGGGTCATTCGGTTTAATGTGAAGATGACCCGATGCGTATGGAGTTGTACGAACTTCAAATTCTCCAACATCAGGGTCATTTCTATTACCTTTCCACCAATACAAATTTAAATGCTTGGCAAAAGCAGCTTCAGCTAAAGCTCCTCCTACCATGCGTTCCCAAAATGTTGTTTCATCTTCCCCTGAAACATTGTAGACTTCGCCTTTTTTAATGTTTTCTGTAGCCCTTTGACAGCCAACAAAGGCTGCCATTTGGATTTCAGAAGGGCTTAAAGTAATCTTAACCATTAGCTAAATCTTGCAATTTCAAAGTCATTTCCACCATGTCATGAGCAACTTGATGTGCTTTGTCATATTGGCGTTTAAGCATCGCTGTCTCGTATTCATTGGCTAATTTGCGTAAAACTACTAAAGGTAGGCTGTAATCGTTCATTGCAATACTCTTGGTGAAGGTGGAGTTGAAGGAGTCATAGGGACTGTATAGCCAGTAGATGTACCGACTGCAGCTCCTGATGGCGTGGCAATTTGGTTAGGGTAGATTGTTCCGCTTTGAACAATATGTCCGGCATTGTTCACTACTTGGACCTGTTTACCTTGTACCTGAATAGTTCCTTGGCTATATCCTTGTGGATTAGAAATGACATAGCTTTGCGCTTCTGCCATTCCTAAGCCTAACAAATAACCTGCTACAAATATCAACACTTCTTTCATCACTTACTCCTTGTTTAAATTAACGGCAAATTGTTACCCATTGGCAGCCACCGCCACCGCATACATACTGTTGCCAGCAGTTAGCGTGTTGAGCTACGGCAAACCCTACTACAAAAAATGCTGCTGCTGCGACAAGTGCTTTTTTCATGGCTTTTTCCTTAGAACGGTACATCATCAACAAAATCTTTAGATACCTGTTGAGTAGCAATAGCCTTATCTTCAGGTGGATTTAGGTAGGCTAATAAGCCACCGTCTTTTAATGCAAACAATGGTAAAGACTCTAGTTTAAGCATTAATCCATGCTTAGTTTCCATAATTACTCCAATGGTAGCGTAGCGCTTCTTCATCTTCCCATCGGCTTTATCTTCATACTCAGATACTGCTGCTTTTACAAAATGCGTGATAGCCATTATTGATTCTCCATTAATTTAACTTCTGCTTCTACTTCACTTAAAAACTGTTTAACTTCTGCTTCCATGTATAGAATGAACTCAGGGTCTCTAGGTACATGAACAATTAGCAACTGGCTACGCTCAGGCATCCTAGGGTCAAAAGATACAAAGTCACACCATTTAGCCCCTGTGCAAGCCATCTGCGCTTGCATCTGAATAAAGTATTTTTTTGGTGCTTCTTTAGCTTTGAAATATTCCCAATGCTGGCTGGATGATGGGCATTTAATTTCTAAAAGACCCTCTCCTACCAAACCGTCAGGACTGCAGCCAAAGCCTTCAATCGTAGGATGGTCAATAAACGGTACTTGGTCTACAAAGTTATGAGTTGCAACTTCATAAGCTACTCTAGCTTGTGGCTCTGTAGCTGTTCCCCATTCCATATATGAGTTGGTATATGATGGCTCAATGGTCTTGGTAGTTCTTTGCAAGGCAAGCTCAATCAGATAGTTTTGCCGACTAGCTGAAGGACCTGTTTTTGTCTTTGCCAGTATGTCAGCTACCCTAGAAGCAGTTACTTTGCCTCTGCGTAACTCATGCCATTCAGGTGTACCCTGTTCTACGGCTACTCTGTCCTCAGTTGTAAATGTAGTCATGCTAAGGTCACTTTCTTAATATCTTTAGCGTTAGCAATTACCTGAACTGCGTTCTTGTCTTTAGATACGGCAGCATAGGCTTTACCGTAGACATCTTTAAGGTCATCTATGGTTTCGCATGATTGGATTCTTCCTACCCATCCTTCAGCTAATGCCATGTAGTCCAATGGGTAATCCTCAATAGCATCAGACGGCAGGTCACTACCAGCAAAGATGTATAGACCAATACCAAAACAAGCTATGTTTTTAGCAAGGCAACGCATTTGGCTGTCTGAAATCTTACGAGCATCAGGCGCTTTAATAGCGTTGTTACGGTTATCCATTACTGGTAACTGCATTTTTAAGGTTTTGCCAAGGGCTGTAACTTCTGTACGAACCATCATGGTGTCGTTATATACAACTGGTTCTAGGAATTCCCAAGTTGCCATTGGGTCGTTCTGTAACAGAATATCTACGGCATAGGTCCAAGAAAGGTAGGTTAATTGTCCTTTGCGCTCTGTAAACTCGTTACAGTTGATTTTGCGTAATTCGTTATATGTAGTCATCACTTTCTCCTTAATATTGACCTGTAATCTTGCCGATTGCGAAACTTTCCATGTATTCGTAGGACATATTCCACAACTTACGACCTAAAGCCTCAAAGTCACGCTTTTCAAGCATTTCTTCAAGAGCTGCAATATCGTCTTTGTTTTGTGTAGCTGCAAAAGCCTCGTTGAAGTTTTCCCATTTACAAGGGTTGTATTCATCTTTCATAAGGTCTGCTACTTCTGCTTGTAGCTCATCAGAATCCATGTAGTCATCTTCAGGCTCGTAGTAGGCATCGTGTCTGTTCATTCCCATATTAAGCACCTAACGCAAACATCACGCCCAATGCAATACCAAGAAGAATTACGCCTACCCAATCAATTACTGTTGTTTTCATCACTTACTCCTTTTGTTGAACTAGACTCCACTTTATCACACCAAAACTACTTGTCAATACATTTTTTATAATTTTTTCACATTTTTTATAAGGACTTTCCCTAATGTTGTGAATTTTCACAAAATTATGATATAGTCATCAAAACAACGAAAGGAATGGCATGAAACCATTAGATTTAATCAGGATTGAGTTTGGAGGCATTAAAGAACTAGCTGACAAGCTAGAACTTACGCCAAATACCGTTTATTTATGGGGCGTAAACAGAGTGCCTTTGAAGTATTTAGCAAGGATTGAGGAGCTATCTAACCTTAGATTAACAAGAGAACAATTACGCCCTGACCTTTTTAAAAAGGACTGAGATGCACTATTACAACTTCAATATAGGGGATTACATGAAGCATACGCTTCATTTGACACCTGAAGAAGATTTAGCATACAGAAGGTTATTGGATATGTATTACGATACAGAAGCTCCAATACCCAACAATATCCCATTGGTTAGCCGTAGGTTACGCATGGATCTAAATGTTGTTGA